ATGTTATCGTCTCTGAACGAAGAGATTGATAGATACCGGATTTATTTATATAGATAAATTTTTCTGAATACTCTTCGTTCAGAGACGATAACATATTTATGAATGTATCGAAAACAGTTATATCTGTTTCACCTTCCTGTTGACGAGATTTTTTAAGTATCAAATCATGATTACCTTCCATAAATATCACTTCATCTAAAGTATCAATATTTAATAAATCAACCAAAAATTGATAAATCATCTTTACTTCAGCATTAGTTTGTGGTGTCACATCAAATATATCACCAGCAATAATTAACGAATCAATACCGTAATATCTATCGCTTACAGTATTGATTATATCGTCTAATGTTCTTTTCTGGGGTAATTCAGATTTCTTAAGATTCAAATGCAAATCAGCAATATGAGCAATCTTAAATTGTTTGAAAATGTTATTTTCCATTTTTACATGTATATTAAGTTATAAAATAAAATATCGGAAACATACAATAATCATAAGTTGATTAGATGTTTCCGATACTCTTTTGAATTGAATTAATTATTTTCCAACTTGCTTAATTTAATCTCCAATTCTGATGATTCATTGTCATATTTTTGTTTTAACAATTTTATCTGACATTTTAAGATTTCGATTTGATTTTGTTTTTCGATTTTCTCGAGAACAACCAATATTTCCTTAAATGGATTATCTGCTAATTTACCTTGAGAAGACAAAATCTTATCGTATTCTTTTAAATGTATATCAGAATCTTTTAGATAAACGTTACAAGAACCTACTTGAATTTGAAACTCTTTCCAACCTTCATAAAATCTTATCGTATAAGTTTTGAATGTATTATCTTGTTTAACATTGGTTATACAATATCTACCATTTAAAAGATGATTCAGAATTCTTTGTTTGTATTCTAATAATATTATATCCAATGTTGTATAAGATTCTTCAGATTTCTTAAGTGTGCTTTCATTAAATATATATTCATCTTTAATATATTGACCTTTGAATGTATATTTGAAATCAACACCATCATATCTGACAACAATATGTGTATTGTTGATTTCTGTAACAATACCTTCTTTAACTTCTGGAAAATATGTTTTATCGAAAACTATATCACCCTTCTTGAAGTCGTTCTTTAAGTCTCTTTCCATAATTATAAATATTATCAATTACTTTTATTTCTGAATGTTCAAAATCTGTCCAACTGAAATCTGATAAAGATATTTTACCATCTTTATTTTCAAACTGCTTTTGAAACTTTACTTCCCTGTTATTATATACAACAAGAAAATCTGTAATAATATCTCCAACTTTCTGTCGAAGTATATCACCTTCAAAAATCTCTTTTCCAAATGAATCATACATACCAGTAAATTGTCCAATACTTTCAACAGCTACTGTCAATTCTGTTTGTATGTTTTCAAGAGGTTTATGGTAATAATTTATTTTGTTGTAATCTGATAAATAACCATATATCCAACGATTTACTTCTAAATCAGTTGTATATCCCCTAAATTTTCTTGTTCTCATAACAATAAAGGTTTTGCAATTTCTATGAGTTTTCTTTGTTCTTCAAAGAATTTAGTTGCTATTTCAATACTTTTAAAATATAAAGTAGCTTTTTCTTTTACAGCACAACAAAGCATAAATTCATCTTTAAGAGGTTTGATAGTGTATTTTTCGTTATTATCGTTCCAATTAGGTTCCCAACCTTCGTTGTAACAATCTCGAATAGTAGTTAATTTCTTTAAAGCATCTAATCTTTCTTTTGTTTCTTCAATATCTTCTAAAGCACTTCGAAATGATTTTTGTTCAAATCCTTTAAACTCTATTTCATAAGGTTTTGTTGCTAATGTAGGTCTTTGATTTTCACTGAAACGACCATCAAGAGTATAATAGCGATAACCAGCTATTTTATCAAAAGATACTTCCACAGGGTAACAAGTACTTTTTTCTTCATTATTTAAATCTGTAACTACTCCTTTGCAATTTGGAAAATTAAATTCATCATAAACTTCCATTCCTATTTCGAATTCAAATACTGTTTCCATAAATTTTAATTAATTTGTTTACTAATTCTTCTCGAGCTTCTTCATAAGTGGTTCAACTAATCATAAAAATTATATCACTGTCTTTATCACGTATTTCCATTTCAAAATATTCTTCCTCTTCAGGAGAATCTTTATAAAAAGTAATGCTATGAAATAAATCTTTGCTTCTGAACCATTCAAACATTTGTTCCCAAGTGGGTAAAGATATACAATCTTTAAAAGAGCCATTCCAATCTTTAACAAATCTAAACCTTTCTTCAAACCTATTTTCTTCTTCTGCAGGATATAAAATCCGTTGTAGAGTTATATCGTAATAAAAATAACATTTTTCGTTAAAATCTATATTTCTAAGTTTTTCCGCTATTTCAAGTGGTATTAACCAATTTGGATAATTATTTATTTTCATAATTTTATAATATTATTTAGATATTTCATTTCTTCATCTGTTAATGGTTCAAAATATTCAAAATCTATATTTCTATCATCAAATGGATAGAAGTATTTTAATCCTTCTGATGTTTCTCGGAAATCTTTCAATATTCCAATAAATTCTATTTCATCTTTTGAATAACCAAATTTACCCCAAGAATCAATATATTTTGTATAATCAATTTGTGGTTCTTGAGTAAATTCTTCAACATAATATTCTTTTGTTGCTAATGTTGGATTGACTGCTCTTGTATGAATATATCCTTGATTCATAATTATTAATCGTCCGGTTAAATCATAATAAACCGAATTTTTAACTTTTTCAAAATTAACAACAAGATATTTTTCACCATTTGCTGTTTGATTGATTTGTACAACTGTACCAAACTTAAATGTATAATCAAATACGTCTTGATTTACATAAAATTCTACTTTTTCTTTTGTTTCTTGCATAACCTTTAATATTTGTATTTTTCAATTTTTAAACTTTCTCGATAATCTTTACCAGCTATTATTCTTTCGTCAACATAATTTTGACAATAATTTTTGATAAATCCTTTAATTTCAGATATTATTTTTATATCTTTTTTACAATCAGTATCCATATCAAAACATCTAACTTCATCTGATTGATATAATTCAAAATCTTTAGGATTGAATATGAAAATTCTGTTACAACCTGAAAATATAGGGTGAATTATAAATAAACCGAATGAATTTTTATCATCATATTTGCTTTCTGATGAATGAATTAATCGTAAATCAATGATTTCGTACGATTTTCTATAGATTTGTTCCAATAATTCTTTATATTCTTCAATCATTTTATTCTATCAAATTATTATCCTCGTTGTACTCATTAATTGTACCATATTCGTTTGAACCAGCAATTAATACATCATCAAATTGAGGTGGTAATGTTTCAGTTCTTCTGATACAATAATATTCATCATCAATTTTGATAACAAATTCCGAATCTGGATTACGGCTTGTAACTATCGTAATATTGTTTTTATTCATTAAATTGAATAATTCATCCAATTTCATTTTAACAGGTTTCGTAGGTGTTTTGATTCTCATACCGCAACTTCAGCTTTAATTTGTGAATAATGTTCTTTTGATGAATAATTTTTTAAACGGAATAAATCAAAGTTTTCAAGACATATTGCATTTAAAAAGTTATCCAATTCTTTCTTAGTTATTTCTCGTTTTAGATTATCTTCGTTTAAAAAATCAAATGAAGATATTAGTTGTTGATTATATTCTATTTGAGGTAGTTCCTGAGGATTTTTAATATCTTTTAAATTACGATATTCACCTACATTTTTAATACCTACAACAGATAAATATTGGTCATTATGTTGTTTAACAGCTTGGAAATGATTTTTATAAACATGCCAATCATTAAAAGTACAATGAACAATTCTTGGTTTATATCCAGTCATTATACTCATGAAATGCAACATAAACGAAAATAATAAGAAATCATAAGGTACACCAAGAAAACAATCAGCTGACCTCTGGTTTACATGCAAATCAAGCCATCTTGTACCATTATGTTCAAAACTGGTGAAATGATACAGAAAATGACAGCAAGCCAAAGACTGTTCGTTTAAATCACTTCCATTCCATAGATTAATCAAAGCTCTTCTGGAATTTGGATTTGTTCTCATTTCATTAATAACATACAATAATTGGTCAAATTTCTTTTCGTTATCAAAATATCTCATTTGATGACCGTAAATCTTTCCAAATTCACCGGTTTCTTTATTAACCCAACTATCCCAGTAATTAACACCATTATCTTTGAGAAACTTCAAATCAGTTCTACCGAGCATTATCCACATAAACTCAACAAATGCTGTTTTGAATCCAATCTGTTTTCCTCTCATAATGGGAAATGAATAATGACAATGTAAATCAATATGTACAGATTGCTTTCGAACAACATCTATATTTGTTCTATTTTCAGATTCAATACCAAACCCTAAAGTAAGTATTGCTTGTTTGAGATATTGATGTTCGAAATCAAGTTGAGAATCAATATCATAAAGTTTTTGAATATCAGAAAACTCTAAAGCATCAATTTTTAATAATTCTTCTTTTTCATGATGTTTTTCAAGTTCTGAAACTTTAGACCAATTGTATTCTGGATTAATCCAATACAATAGTCGTTCTACCATAATTTGACCTAATTCTTTGTCTTCCATACTAATTCAGTAAATTCGTTATAAACAAGTCCCATTGCATAAATAGATAAAATAATCATTTCGAGCATAATAAACGAATACATTATTTTCCAATATAAATGCTTAATATTTTTAGTATTCATAAAATTTTTTAATGCGTCTATAACATAGAGCGGAACCATTAAATGAATCAAAAGTGTGATGAAAATTAAAAACGGCATATATTTTTATTTGATTAATTTTTATAAATTATTATTTCGTAAAGTTGTTCAATAATAAGTTGAAAGTTATTTTCGGAATTTATTTTTAATCTTCTTTTCTTTCCGTTCTTTAGCTCTTCTTTCTTTTCTACTTGGTTTAACATTTTGCATCTTTCGAAGTTCTTTAGTCAAAGGTGATGCGGTTATTTCTAATTCTATCATGATTTAAATGTTTAAATTAATATCTTTCATAATCCAATAATTGGCATTTCGATTTTTAACAAATCCCATCATTTTTTCCTGTACTTTTAATTGTTCTCTGAATATTCGTTTCTCTTTCATATACATAAAATTAGGTTTCAAATCATTAAACAAATCACTTCTGACATTTGCAGGTCCATCAATTATATGTATAGGTTCTTTAATTACGATATTATCAGGTAATTTATTGTTTTTAATGATTTCTTCCATTTCATTATGATATTTACGAGCATTATTTACGAATTTCTGAACGTTCATAGCAACAGGTATGGTATATCTCGAATAATGTTTGACACAATTTTGTTCATTCATATCTATGAACTGAACGAGGTCATCAGAATAGCCCAGAAAATAATAACCTCTATTTATCAGGTAATTAGCCGCATTAAACTTGGATAATGTTTTAGTTGTTGAATAAATTTCTTTACCTCGAAACATAAACGTTTCTTTTATTTTTACCATTTTAAATATACCTGAAAATGTTACCTTTGATACAGTACCATCTGCAGATGATTTATCAGGTCTCTTCAGTAATATAACATCTCTGAAATTATCTTCAAGAAGTCCTAACAATATACCTTTCAAGATTGTTTTGTCAAATTGATAAACCATCGGTTCCTGATACTTTGCCCATCGAATCTGTTCTTTTATTGATTTTGCTAAATATTCTTCGGCTGCAAAACATTCATAACTGTTTGATAGATATTCTTTCGTTATTGCTCCGGTTTCAATATTTTTGCTAACTCTCATATTGAATCGTTCCGTAAATAAATAAAAATCATTTGTATAAACATATATGGAAAATTTGTTATCATCGAAATCAAACATGTGCATCATACATTTATATAATGCTTGATACAAAGAATGTTGAATTTCATCAATTTCTTCTATATATCTATGAACAGACTTAAGTTGAGTTTTAGTAACACTGAGAGTCATTCGAGTAAATTTTCTACATACTTGACCCATTTTATCATTCGATATATGTTCATTTACCCAACAAGACCGAAAGCCATCTGTTTGTAATCTCAAAGCATTTAATTGAGTGAACAATCTAAAATTTGGATGTTTATACAATATATTCCAGTTTTTCTGTATTATCGATGTTATACCGTCTTCAATGTCTTCTTCAGTAATTGGTTTAATACTACCTTTTTTCAATGAAAAACCATATTCCAACTCTCTAATGGTTGTTGTTTCTGGATTTATCATACTTGCACAATAAAGTTGTGTAGGTGTCATCTCTAATTCCTGTATAACATCTTTGAACATATCTTCATCTGATAACTCATCTTCATCGTCTGGTAACATAATATACTTTTCAAAAACTTGTAGTGCATAATTCATAATCCGGTCGTAGTACTTCAAATTACATAAGAGTAATTGGTCTAAACTACTGTAAATATGATTTATCTCACCATTTCGAAACATCTCTTGTTCTTTTTCGTATTGTTCTTTATTGAACCGAACAAGTTTTTTGATACGTAAATAATGGTTATCTTCAAATAAAAGAGGATTCGAAGATATAAGACTACTCCATCTAAAATCAAATAGTTTATTCTTCTCCAATCTTTTGATTAATGAATCTTTATATTCTTGATATGTTATAAAGTTTTCAGGTAACTTTTGTTCCTTTACTTTATTATTCAAGTCTTTCAGAACAGTTAATTTTGTTTCGGAATCAATCTTTTTATTGTATATTTCATTGATTGCATCTTGTGATAATAAAGGAGTATTCATAAGATAAATTATAAAATAATTTTAATTTAAAATTCTTGGTCTTTTAGTTTTTTGGTATGTTTATATTTTGATATACCTCTGGTTGTGTGTAACTTTTGGGTCACATTGAACATGTTTGTAATCATAACATCAATGGTCTGTTTATTTATCAATTCTTGATTGTTTTGCTCAGGTAACAATATATAATTGAAACTGATACCATTCTTTGATGTACTCTTTTCGGCTATATTTGATAACAAATCAATTATCGAATCTTTAATCTTATCAAAAGCATATTTGGTATTTATCTTTACACCGATACTTTCAATATAATCATAAGTCCATTTTTCAATTGTTGATTTATATGTATCGTAAGGTATTCGCTTATTTTTGTCTAATTCGAATTGGTCCAAAAATACATATATGTCTTCAATTATTTTAATGATAGGTTCAGATAATTGTGCATTTTCAGATGATTCAATTAATTTGATTAACTGAATAGCTCTGGAAAACTTCTTTTGCTGTAATATACCGTCTTCATTTACATATTGCATGATTAGTTGAATACATCTGTCAGGTGAATATTTCTTTACCAAGAATTTAGCAAACCTAATCATCTTTTCTAAAGCAATTCGAGACTGTACAATACATAATTTAGGGGTAGCAAATGTATCAAAGCTTATTTGAATGTAATCTGTAATCGTTCTATCTTCAACAATTAATTCTGTATCAGATAAATTTTTACTTATCCAATCTATGATGTTGTTGAATTCTAACCCATATTCATTTACATACTTATTTTTGTTTATTAAGTCGATAAATGTTCCTATTAATAAGTTGTGCTTACGTATCTTCTCGGCTTTTGCAGAATCTAACCCAATTTTCTTTAATTCATCTTGTTCTTTTTGTGATAATCCTTCAAATTCTGTTGATATTTTTATTTCGTAACCATATTTGTACAATACTCTTGCAATTTTTGTTGGATGTTGCATTGCTTCCAAATACTTATCTTCAAAATTTATCAATTCATATTCTTCAGGATTAAATTGTATTTTTCCGTTAAAAAGTGTAAAACCCGGAGTTGATACGTTCCCTAATACTGGGTCATATTCGGTAACAAATGTATTCTTAGCATTTGCAATTTCTTTATCATCAATAAATCTAAGTTTATCATCATCTGTTATTTGTATTGATAAATCTGGTTCCTTCAATAAATCGTTTTCATTTTCATCTATCGTAATACAATAAATACTGTAGATACCTTTCTTTCGAATTCGAGCATTAAATTGTTCTATTTCGTAACCAGAAAATTTACCTAAATATATAGATGCAAATTCAAATTTATCTTTAATGTCAACACCTACTGAAAGATAATTGGTACAGAATACAACTTCGTAATCAGCAATAGTTGCTTTTTCATTGATTAATTTACATATCTCTTGGTCTGTATTGGAACGTTTATAATAACCATATTTGATTGTTCTACCCATCAAATATTCTATCATACCAATCAATTTTTCAGTGTAAATCTCTCCTTTGTTGGTAGGTATCAATAATCTGTAACCTGCTTCAATTAATTGTTTTGTTTTTGAAGCTAATCTGGTCATTCCATCTAAATTATCATCACATAACAAAAATTCCATAGTTTTATTATGTGGTTTCTTGTAAACAGAGATAAAATTACCTACATTTTTGAAAAAGAATTCTTCACCTGTTAATGTACCTGACATTAAAACCAATTTAGATGCGAATTGGTTTGTTGACGAAATATAATATAATTCTTTTATTTTCTTTAAAGCAGATGATGTTGCTTCTATACGATATTGAGATGTAAACAACAGATGTGATTCGTCAATAAATATGTAATCAAACATGTTAGAAATCTTATCCACATTAGCTTTGGAAAACTTATCAAACGTTGTAACCGCATTGATTCCGTATTCCATATCTTTTATAGATTTATTCCCATAAAACACATCAAAATCATTTATTATCGTTTCATCATTTTCAACCTTATTTTTAATTACAGATATATAAGGTAAAACCAATAATACTCGTTTACCAAGTTTAGTCAGCTTCTTTGCGAACTCTGACTTACCAGCTCCAGCCGGTACATCGAGAATATTTATCTTTTCATGAGTTATTCGACTTAATATCTCATCGAAGTAATCACCGAGATATTTTCCATCTTCCAATTTATACTCATATTCATATTCATCTTCACATCTTATAGCGGTTAACATACAATCTCGTAAATATGCTTTTTCAGAATTATACATTGGTTGTAATATTTCTGAAGCTATATTTTGTTTCAATACACCACATTTTGTAAGTATCTCCAATCCAACTTTAGATGGTTGTTTCTTGTTAGTTATAGCACAAGCATAAAATCCATTGATTTCGCTTTCATTCTTACATTTCTTTGAATCTAATATAACATGAGCAATCTGTAAACCATCTTTTCCAAATAACGGTGCAAGTGTATTACAAACATTATAACGAGTGAAATAGTTTATTTGATTTCTCGGTAGAATTGTCAAACCAGATAAATCAATATTAGTCTTTACATATTTTGATAAATCAACATCATCAAGATTTACTTTTTCAATGTTAGCGTTAGCTTCCTGACGTAATTCATCATTAATTAATGTTATAAACCTATTAAATTTGTTATCTCGTAATAATACCCTTAAAATTGTTGTTTCATATTCTAAACCGTCTAATGTCTGACTTAAACCTAATGCTGGATGTAAATCTATGAAATTTTGATTAACTAACGGTAATGGGTCGTATGATAACTTAACACCTGTAGTGATTCGAGCTGTTGTATTATCGAGATATTCACAATCCAACTCTTTATTCCAATTAGGATATTTAGCTATCTTATTAAATGTAGCTAATCTTTGTATTGCATCGTTTATATTTGATTGTTTCGTAATATAATTAACATAATACCAATATTTTGATATAGCTTCATTATCTTGCGGTTTAGTATAAATATGATGTGGAGGTGCTACTTTTGTATAGATGTGTAATCCTTTACCAGATGATGATTTAACAATCCATAAAAACCAATGAAAAGGTATTAATTCCTGATACAAAAGTTTCTTCAAATTATCGACACTTCCTTCCCATTCTTTTAAGTCAATATCAAATACTTGTAAACCATTCCAAGCATAATAATGTTCTTTCGTAGGTCTAATCGGTTCATATGTACAATAAAATTGATGTCTCAAAGCTTTTTCGGTTGAAGCATTTTCAGGATTTATTATCTCCAGCAATAATTCACCTAATGTTCTTGTACGATATAATTTTTTCAATGATAAATTATTGATATACGAATTTTCAAGTAAACATACTTTATTGTTTGTGATAAAATCTTTCGAAAGTAATTTGACAAGTAATTCGTTATTAATGATTCTATCTTCAGCTAATTGTTTTTTCTTTTCTGATTCAACCTTATTTTGATTAATTATGTAATTAGCAATATTTTGAATATTATTATTTTCCGTAAACAATATATTCTTTATGATGTAATCAGCTAATCTATACGATAAATCAATATTTGTATCGTAACCAAATCGTTCAAAGATTGAATAGTCTTCTGTTTTTTCATCAATATTATACATATCTTGCATATCATAGATGATTTGAAGACATTTCATCATATAATCTTCGTTTTCAAAATCTTCAATATCTGAATAGAATTCAGCATTTTTAGATAATAATACTTGTTTGAAATATGTTTGTTTCAATTTTTCATATTTCTCAAACAATTTATTGTTAGCTCTTGATTTAAAAATCAAATCATTATATGTAGGGAAATCCGAACTAACTTGTAGTCCGGATTCTTCCATTTCTGCACTTTCTAGAGTTAAATCGTTTAATGATTGAATCTGATTTCGAAAGTCATTCAATCTATTTTTTTCAGATTCTACAACTAATCTTTCATTCTTTTCAAACTCTTTTGAATCATCTGATTTAATAATTTCAATAGCTAATTGATTGATTTCTTCTTTCGATAACTTTCTATCTTCAGCTCTTTCAATCTCTCTTTTTCTTTTCGCTATCTTCTTTTTATTATAAGCGATAACAGATTTTTTTACGATTTCGTCAATATTCTGTTTATCATTATTTATTTCGGTAGCTGTTATCTCCATAAATTTAACATTTAACAACCATACATATTTGTATTATTATCATTATTATTGTCGTTAACCAATATAAAATATAGGATAACAGCCATTATCAAAGTTAATAAATAAAATTTTATTTCCATTCGTATTTTGATTTTATTAATTCAAAGTCTTCTTGATTATCAACATAAATAACCATTTCATTGTAATATATTTCGTAATCAAATTTAATTGTTTCAAATTCTGAAAAGTATTGTTTCAAAGATTTAATGTATGTTAATTCTTCATTAATAGGATAATTATAAATAAAAACAGTACTTTTTAATTTGAAAGATTTTGATTTATCAGATTTTAGATAAACAAATACATTTCCGATATGTCCTCCAATCATGGTATTATTGCTCCTTTTTGAATTATTTGTTCCGAGTTACCAAAAGATTCGATTAACTGTACAATATTATAATGTAGATAACCGTCTTTTGTTAGTTTTTTATACAACTTATCTGATTCGGTAAAATTTAAATCGAAAGTTAAATATGATTCATTATTTAATGATGTTAAATTATAAACTTCTGAATTATCATCAGAAAAGATAATCAACGTATATAACTTATTTGGTTCTTTAATTAAATTTTTGAAACCAATTATCTTTCGTTCAAATTTTATCTTATTTTCAGTAACCATTTCAACATACTTGTGAACTGGTAATTCCACATATTTAACAATTTCTTTCGTTTCAATTATTTGATTGTTGATTACATCATTATCATTAACTTCAACTTTGATTGGTTGAAATCTGGTTGCAATCAATCTATCAAATATGCTGTTATCAAGAAATTGTTTAATGTTAGGTAAAATCTTTGATGTTCTACGAATTAATCTATATATGTTATTTACGATATATGTAGTTGTTACTTGAATTTCGATGTCATTATTTGATTCGAACATTTCTTTAGTAACATAAGGAATAATCGATACAGGTCCAAATGGATTATCGTAATTTTGATACAGATTAGTTCTGTAGTTTTCTTCTGATACATTACCTACCGATACACTATGTATTACTTCGAAATTATTTACATTGTTTTCATTTAAATGTAGATAATCAGTAATTGCTTTTTGAATAGTTATGTTGTTATCGATATGATATGGTTTGATTACGTAATATGACCCTTTTTGAGTTATCGATGTTTGAATCTTATCTGGTAATAATTTTTCGTATATTACCGGTTCCAACGTATCTTTTATCTCCCTATATCTATAGATAAAACCATATCTATTACTGTGTATATCCGTATCACAATCGGAATAAGTTATTGGAATAATTGATATAAATACATTGTTTTCTGATATATTAGGAACATCAAAATCATATCGAGCAGTCCAAAAATCACCTTCCAATTTCATAACACCATTATTAAATCTAAATGATTCAAGCGGTATTATTTGATTGTAGAAAATATTTGTATCATTCGAAACTATGCTGATAAGTAACGAAAATATACCTTGAGTTTTGAATCCTTGTCGTAAATAAATTGTATATGTATTGAATTTCTTATTTACATCTGGATATGTAGATATATCAAATATTCGATTAGTAAACAATTTATTGATTCTACCAGCAGTTATTTCGGTTAAAGCAGAAGGAAATGGTTTTGCTGAATCACTCCAAACAAAACCATCTATATGGTCTGTATCAGTATATTGATTATTGATTTTTTTAAACGATTTTAATTCGTTTTTTTCAAATATCTGGAGAAGAATATCTTCACCAATTCTCATCAATTTTTCATTCATCGTAATCAGGAATATATAAATTTGTCAAACCTTCTTTCTTTATTTCAGGAATTGTTAAATGATTATCTTCATATATCGATTCAATCTTTAATATTTCAAGGAATTGATTTATATCGAATGGATTAGATACTAAATGATAACCAGATTTAGAAGGAATTATACCAATTATTCTATCATTATCTCCATCATTATAACCTCTCAACATATCTTTACTGTTGATTATACGGATTATTTCCTGTTTGTATTTTTCATCTTTCGAATCTAAATCAATTATCCATTTTTTATATTTATCAGCAACCATACCAGTAGTACTTCCGGCAGATGTAATTAACTTATCCAAACCTGCTTTGTAATGTTCTTGAGATATTTCATCAGCTAATTTCTTAAGTGATTCGAAAGCTACTTTACGATAAGATTTAACATTTACATTAATCATCGCTCGAGCTTTGAAAAAATCACATAACGGAATAATCTCTTCTTCCAATTTACGATTCAAATATTCTAAATTTGATACTCTATATGATTTAATGAGAGATGAATTTTTGTTTAATACTGAATCATCTTTTTTCCGTTTTAAGATAAAGATTTGATAAAACCAATCATCATTGAAATTATCAAAATCTATTATTTTCGAATCTAAAAGTATACCTAAATTGTTAATTGCTTTCATAATTCTATAAATATAAAGTTATGTTCTTTTGATGCTTGATATAACTCTTCAAAAGCTTCTTGAAGTTGTTTATCTTCAACACCTTCTAAAGCATCTTTTATTTCATCTATACTGTAAAGAGAATGTTCTTCAGATGTTCCAGAATCTTCAACAACATCTTGAATAAATTTTTTAAATTCATCGTCTAAATTCGGGTCGAACAAAACACTATAAATTGACCCACCTAATATAAGTTTACTCATGCTTTTATAGTTTTAATATTACTAACATATTTTTCTTTGAATTCAATCAATTCTTTTAAGTACATATCAGTTTCAGAAGTCCTTTTAGTATAATCTAATAACTCTTTTGTATCTTCCAATTCTTTCTGTAACTTTTCAATTTCTTCTTTGGTTAATCTTTGAATATTCAGTTTCAAACCATTAAATGACAATCCAAGTTTCAACATATCTCTCTTAATATCACCCAAAGGACGTTTGAAAATGATTAATTCTTCATTAATAACACATTGAATAAATCTACACAAATCATCTAATTCAGCAATTTTTTCTTTCAATTGATGAATTAATTTTTTCTTTCGAATACTGTATATATTCAATCTTCGTTTTACAAAATTATCTATTAAATCGAATTGTGTTTCAGAAAATAATATACTTCCATCACCATCAATAGTGTTTAATTGTAAAGCTGGAACTTTTGCAAACAATTTAAGTTTTGTGAAGAAATCAAACTTATTACCTTCGAAACGTTTTTTCAACCATTTAACAGGAAATTTTATTCTTATGTCGAAAGAGTCATTATTGCTGTAATCATCAAAATCAGCAATATAAAATTTATCTTTTAATGTTTGTAAATGATTTATATACTTACGATGTTGAATATTGAAAGGTAAATCTTTGATAATAACTGTATCTTTATCGAAGTCTAGCAAATATTCTCCAACATTGTACCAACAATCTTTATTTCCATTGTATAAAAAGTTCTTTTCTTTGATACCTTTCATTTCAGGTCGTAAAGAATTTTTATTTGATAACATATCATCATCACTTGAACCATTTATCAAACAACGGATACAAGCATTAATTATATCATCAATATTATGTTGAAACGTTCTATAGCTGAAACCAAAACCCGGTGAATTTGTGGTATTTAATAAAACCAATGGAATTATAGGAAAGAAGTGTTCTGGTTCGTTTTCTTCACCTTCGTCTTGTGTTAACTTCCATAAATTACTATCATATTTGTATATTTCCAAATAATCATTAATTCTAACAGATAAATAACGAGCAGCAGTATTTACTTCATTATTTCGAAGTGAAGGTGTTTGCCCAATAACATTCAATGGTGGATACTTCATGTTATGAATAGCTGAAAGCTGTTCGGACGTCGATTTCAAACTATTATCTCCATGTAAAAAATTTAGTTTCATGGTATCACCTAAAAGTGTGGTAAGTTTAGATTTTTTACCATTTTTGATAGTACCCGTAATTGCAGCATAAACTATCTTTCTTGCACCAATTCGTAAACCATCATATATACTTGGTAATGCTCTAGTTTCAATAACATATTTAGCGAAATCTTTCAAATAAGTATTGAAAAAATCATCTGTTGATATTCGCTGCACTATTTTTTGTTCTGCTATCATAATTTTTTATTTTTTCTTTTATTTTTGAGTTAACTTCGTTTATTGTTTCACTTTCAGCAATAATTTGATATATATTTAATATTGTCGATAAATCCTTATATTTATAAGCTGGTATTGTATTTTCCATGATTTTATCTTCAATCATCGGACAAATCATTTTATTACCTATATCTTTTGTATATAAATATTTAAACTTATCGAGCCTGATTCCTTTTTCGTCAAGTAATTTAGCTGTTTCAAAAGATATAAATTTATTTTCAACATCAATTATTTTCATCATAAGAATTTATTTCATTCAACAATATCGCTTTTCTTGCTTCGGTATCTTTATCAAACCATATTTTTATATGTTCTTTATAATTTGGTGTTAATTCGAATTGAACCAATTTTTGTTTTGTAAGCATCTCTTTATATTGAACATCTGATAAACTACCTAATCCTTTGAAATAATGTATTTCATACCCCTTAAGTTTGTTATCTTTCATATCTCTTTCGAAAGACTGTAATTCATAATAATTGATTACATCTTTATCTTTATAAGCAGATATAATTGGCGAAATTAATCGATATACCTTACCAGCTTTGATTAATTCAGGAAAATAAGTACCAATGAAAGTTAACACCAAAGAACAAATGTGCGAACCATCATGGTCCATATCAGTACTGATAAGAATTTTATCAAACGGACAGTTTTTGATATTTCCTTTAGGGTCATCAAATTGAAGTTTCAAACAAGCAATTAACTCTCTAATCTCTTGATTTTCAAGTAATTTTTCTCTTCCAAGATTTAAACTATTCAATATTTTACCTCTTAATGTATAAGCAGCATCTGTTTGAGGATTTCTAAACTTTCTGAAACCTTCTGATGCTGATGTACCTTCAAATATGAATAAATTCTTTGATAGCTTATTATTTTTACCAGCACAATCTATTAACTTATTTGATTTAGTCTGTTTAATTATGGAATTTAATTTTTTGGTTTGTTTCTTTAATTCTGCAGCATATTTGATTTCATAATAATCTATCAAATCTTGCAATACTTGACAATTCGAAAGCTCTTTGATAAATTGTTTCGAAAGTTTAAGTTTATCAGATGATAATTTAACGGTTAAATTAGTTTTTGTTTGAGAATCATAATTTGGATTGTTAACGGATACATTACAGAATATTGTAATTTTCGATTTAATATCTTTTTCAGTGATTAATTCAATATTATTAGATTTTAATGAATCTAACAATTCAGAAGTAACTTGTTTAAATATTTTATCAATGTGGGTACCCTTTGAACAAACCGCACCATTTACGAATCCAAAGCTATCAAAACCTATATTTCTACAAACAACAAATTCATCAATACCATATTGATGTACTAATTGAATATTTGATAACTCTTCTTTTGAAAAATGTAACTTAACAAATTCTTCAAAATTATTAAATTGCCATATTGAATTCAATGGATAATTACCATCTGAATCTTGAAAATCACATTCAAAAGTTACTTTCAAACCTAAATTTGCTGCGGCCGCATCAATACATCTTTTCTGAATTAATCTGAAGAAATGAAGGTCTAATTCTTCTCTTTCAAATCTTGATAATTCAATATTGAAAGTAAATTGAGTATAATGTTCATCGTTTGTTACAGGTTCAACTATTTCACTTTCAACATTCTGCATGTTATTTTTCCAAACAGTTGTGATTTTGTTTTTACCATCTGCTGTTTGACATTCAAATCTTGAAGAAAATATATTTGCAATCTTACAACCAATACCATTCAAACCTACACCGGTTCTTTCCAATTCTTGATTGTAATTTCCAGAAGTCCTTAGTTGTCCAAATAAAAATCGAGAAAGATATATTCCAGCTGTCTTGTGTATCTGAACAGGGATACCACCATTATCTCTTATGATGACTTTTCCATTTTTTCCGATATAAACATAGATTTCATCAATATCAAATAATCTTGTTTTTCTTCTTCTTTCGTCAATACTATTACTCAAAACTTCATCAACAATTTTTGTTAAACCTGCAGAATACATAACATTATCAACAGGTAATATACGATTTTCTGATGGTTTATAAAGATTTGTTGTTATTGGTTCATTCCAAATATTTCCGATATACATACCCGCGCGTTCGAGAATATGCTGGATTTCTGTCATGCTCCCAAATCTTTCTTCAATACTAAACTCTTTCTGGTTGTCCATAAAATTAATTTTTTATTATATAAATCTATATTTCGTAAACATAAACGAATATAGGTTGGATAAATAATATCCAACCCATATCCAAATCAAAATATATAATACATGAAAATAATATAGCGTTCAAATTTAAAATGCTGTTATACCGAATATTTTAGGTGTTTTACCTTTCTCTTTTTCATAATATTCATCAACAGTAATTTGTTTCATTTCATCTTTCTTAATATCATAATGGAAATATTTAGCATCCCAAGTTGAAAAATCATCTTCTCTTAAAATTGAATTAACCATTATATTAACTTGAAATCTTACAAATTCTGAATTCATTTTTCTTATATCTACTTTATATTTAATTTTTTGTTCAGAACGTGTTCGTTTCTTAATATCAATCAATGTTTCTTTAAAAATCTCTTTCAAATCAAGTTTGAGATATAATTTATCTTTAACTTGTTTTTCCTCTTTTTGATATAATTCTCGAAGTTTACACCATTCTTCTAAATATTCATGATATTGATTGATATGGTCTGTGATTGTAATATTCATAACTAATCTAATCTGGTTTCTTTAATTGTTATCCATTTTTCTGGTTCATTATCATTTTCATAGTATGATTTTGCATCATATTCTTTCAAAAGTTTTTCGTCTAATAAGATATGAAATACTTTAACATCCGTATCATTATTAATTTCCGCTTTTGCTACTGAAATAAGAATACAACAATCACATTTATTTAGATATGCAATATTACAAAATTCATTTGGTAAATCATTTAACAAACCAAATATTATTTCATCTAACATCTTATGTTTTCTGATTGTTAAATTTTTGAGAGCATCAAAATCATATTTTAAGTCCCTTAATAATTCTAAATTAATTTTTTCTTTCATAATTCTATAATATTTATTTTGTTTGTTCGATTATAAAAATATTCATCTTCTGTTATTTGTTTGATTTGTTCGGTTTTTATATCCATTATATAATAACCACTTAATTCTTCTTCAAAACAATCATCAACCATTCTATAAACCTGAAAATCAATTTCAAATCTTATTTGTTCTAAACCATAAAATCCAAAACGTACACTAAATTTATGTTCTCTATCTTTATAAAAATCATATTTTTCTTTGAAATAAGATGATTTTTCTGGATTAACTCGAGATAATAATTCATCTCTGAGTTCATTAAGAAGACTTAATCTCTTTTGATTATCTTCTTCCAATTTCTTTTCAAGATATTTTATATCCGAAACTCTATCTAATATTTTTATTATCATAATTATTTTATTTCGATATTATAAATTGCTTCTACACATAATTTGTAAAATTCCATTTCTTCGTCCTTTTTAGGTACTTCAATTTTATCTATAAACTTTTGAAAATCTTCTACGGTCATTGATATTCTTTTAGCATCACCATTGAATTCTTGAAACGAAATATTTTCATATTCTATCAATATTTTACCGTTATCATCAATAAATCTATAGATACAATCATAACTATTTGATTCATAATTAAAATGAATTTGTTGTAAAATTACTCTTTTGGAATCTTTATCAATATTTAATCGTTTTGAAAGTATTTCTTCAAATCTGTTAGCTATAAATTCAGGAATCACAGCAACATTATTTAAATTAATAGGAAATGATATTTTCATAAATAATCGTATAAATCAACAATTCTTACATGTTCTATTTCGTAATTGTTTTCATTCTTCTTTTTATCGAAATATGTTATAAATACTTCGAAATAACCATCATCACCTAAAAGTTTATTATACTTATTGATGATTAAATTTTTCTTTTCAGGATAGTTCTGTTTCAAATATTTATAAATTACATCAATTGTTTCCTTATGTTTATATTATTTACAGGAATTTCAATAGTTTTGTTAATATTTTGATTTTTGATTCTGTCAAAATAATGATAAAATATTTTATATTTATCTTTTTCAGGTAATATTTGAAATTTTGTTATTTTGATTGAATCATTGTTTTCATGTTGTTTTACATAATCATAAATTTTATGATAAAAAGATTCTTCAGTAAATAATTCTTTTTTGAAATCAATAGGTAATATACTTAATATTTTCAAAGGGTCATCAGTTTTATAATTAATTTCCATAATATTTATATTTTATCCCAACCAAGTTTTTCTCTTAAAATAACTGAATATTCATTATCTTTGCTGTAACAATATTCCCTATTTTCTCGATTATAATGTTTATTTAAAACATCTTCGAAAGACATTTTAAGAACATCTTCTAAATTATCCCATTTAGTGATAAATAATTCTTTTACAGAAATCATTTTCTTAGGATTTCTGGTTGATAATTTCAATTTAAATTTGTGATATATAAATCCCATATATAACCAGTAACCATACTTTGCTCCACCTCTTGCAGCATTTATATCATAAGGATTTGGATTTTTATATCTTAATTTAAAATATATGAAATTCCATTTAGCACCAGTTGATGGTAATGCTTTTATTTCATCATAATAAGGTTCCAACAATTCATTTATGGAATCAATATATTGTTGAAATGTTTGTTTCTTAAAGATTTCAAATTCTTCCTTTGTAATCTTGTATTTGTTCAAATCATTAAAGTGTACAATACTCATAAAAATAATATTTTGATTAATATATTATATTTTATCGATATGTACAATCAATAATAAACAGATTTAAAAATAAATTTTAGATTTGATGGTTTTATTTACTTCTTTTTCATGATTTCTAATATACCAACCGTCTCTTGAATATTCTTCAGGTTTCTTTTCTTCGATTAATTCATTCAATTCTTGTTCAGTTTTTACATTATTTTCGTAGTATAACTTTAATTTATTGTATGCACCATCAAGAAAATCTTTTGCATATATATTACCGGAATTTACGAAATATGATGCAGTTATATCAGCCATTACTAAATCATCATGTCCAAATTGACTTTGATATGAATTATTTGTTTTGTTTTTACCGAAATTTAATACTTCTTCAATACTTTGATAATGTGTTAAATCGAATATATCATCATTAATTAAATTCCTGAAAGCATTAACACCTACCAATTTATTTTCTCGATTCCATCTAATACCAATTTCGTATTTATCTGCATTGTTTATGTTATCTTCGTTTCTGTTATTTCGAATGAACTTCGCTAAACATATATTATCAAAATATCCATAATTCCTATCATATTTATATAGATTAGATATTTGATTCAAAAATTCACCACCATAGTTATTATTTTCGATAACTATACGTATTTTATTGATTGAAAAATGTTTAATCAAATTTATTATTAATGTACCAAAATCAGATACGGCTATTTCATTATTTCGATATACACCAATTAATTTATATTCTAATCTTTTATATGTTGGATTATATTCTAATTTACGAATTTTTAATATACTGTAATCTTGCCCTAAACCTTCTGAAATATCAACACTCCAAATAAAATAATCTTCTTTCAAATTATAATTAGTGACATCTTTTGAAATTGTCATTATATCAAAAGATTTCAATACTGTATCGTTATCATAAGACCATTTATTTTCAAAGTTTAATTGATTATCACGTAATATCTTTTGTTTATGTACATTAAATATTGATGTTAAATTAGTATCGAAAGAACATTCAAATCCCATTAACCAACCTGTTAATCCAATATTCTTTATTGTATCTTCTTTGAACTTTTCATCTCGATTAGGAACATCATACCAATATACTTTATTTGTAACGAAATTATTTGTTTTATTTACAGCACCTATCCATAATTCATAGAATAAATTTCGTCCATTAGGTGTTGAAGCGATAATACATTTAGATTGAGGGTTATTTGTTAGGGCTGGATAGATATTAATCCAGAATTTTTGAGCTGCTGAAGCTGGAATATAAGCAAACTCGTCAATAAATAATAAATCGAGTGAGAAACCTTGCACAACAGATTCAGAAGCAACACCAATTGACAATCGACAACCATTATCCAACGCAAAACCCTTAGTTGTAAACCTTACAAATCCCGGTTGGAGAAAAAATGGCAAAGCTGAGAAAGCTTGTTTAATTTTCGAAAGAATTTCACCAACAACTGTTTCAGACTGTGCAACAACAACGACATCTTTATCATAATTGGAAATACAAAAATGTACGATTTCAACAATAGTTGTTGTGGTTTTACCAGATTGTCGAGGATAAAGTACTATATTCCATCTATTATCAATATAAGATTTCAATAATTTTTCTTGATAATTCCTTAATTTAATCTGTTGCCAACCTTTTTCAGCATCCTTCAAATTTATAAAGTTATTTCCAAAGAATATTTTGTCCTTTATACAAATCTTAAGAATTTCTAATTCATCTTCGGTATATCTGAAAGGCAAATTAGCTCGTCTTAGTTGAAAGTCTGTTTGTCTCGGTAAAAATGGCGATGCTTTCAATTTTACACCATCAGCAATACCTTTCTGAGCTAACAAGACAGATTCTGAAGACCATACCACATTGTCTCCAGAATCTATTTCAACCAAACGAGGGTCAAATACTTTATTTAAAATTAATGGTTTAACTTCTTCCGCCATTATTTACAATTTCAAAACTATCATATAACTCTTTTACAGATGAGAATATTTCATTTTCCTTTAATTCTGTCCAATTATTGTTATCATAATAAACTTGATACTTTATTTTATATTCATCTCGTTTCAAGTCTTTATCATAATAGTTTACAATTTTGACAGAATATATTTTTGCTTGATAGATTTTGTTATTCTTCAAAAAATAAACAACATCATCCACATCATATTTATTAAAAACCATATAATTTCCCTACTTTTACGTTATTTTTAAAATCATTTAAACAATCGTAAACATAACATTCTCGATAATGTTTACAAACTGTCGAACTTTCAAAAAACTTAACTCCATAAGTTATTTTTTCATGAATTTCACCGTCTTCATCAGACCTGAATTTTACATATTCGGCACTAATTATTTTTACTTGTTTTAGTTCGTTTTCGTCATAAACATAAACTAAATCATGCAGATTATATTTTGTATATGGTTTCATAAATTGTCAACTATTCTTTTATTCAATGTTAAAGTAGCTTCAATTATTTGATTATATTTTTCATCTTTGAAAGTAAATATAACCAAACAATCACCATTTGTATCAATAGTATATTCTGAAATATTAATTATCGATTGTTCAAGAATTTTTTCAATTTTCTGTTTTAATTTTATCTTATCAATCATAAGTTACCGAAATTTACTATAGTTTATTGAGCTTTAGCGAAATTTATAGGTTTCTACTTTATCAAAATGAAAAGCTGGATTGTTTGATTTCAAATGTAATTTAACACCAATAGGTCTTCGCCAAAATATCCATCTTCGCTTGTATTGTGTTTCACCTACAATTATTATACTATCTGTATAAAAATAGTTGAAGTTATCTAAATATACTTGATTATCGTCTAAAATCACGTCAGTTGCAATTCGATAACCTTTTTCAGAATAATCTATTTTATAAGATTTTTTCAATAATTTTTGTAAACTATCAATCTCTTTTAATCGAGCTTTACTTACTTCATCATTTTTCTTAAGTAATGAATCTTTTTCTTTTTGTAAAGCAACCAATTCAGATTTGTTAGATTTCGAATAAATTTTATTTTTTGCTTTATTCTTGTATGAATATTTAACTTTTGTAGCTGATTCAAGATTTTTTGTTTTAATCTTCATTGAATCAATAGTTTGTTTCAGATTCTCATTGAAATGTTCTAATTCATCTTTCTGTAAAGTCAATGAATTTACAGCAATATGATACTCATCATTTTTTCCTTTGATTATTTCATATTCGAATTTCATATTTTCAATGTTATGCTGTTTTCTTTCATTTTCGGTTTTGTAATAATTAAGTTTTTTAATTAACCCTAAAATGAATAGAATCAATAACAAACAAATCAAGATATATTTATATCTCCATAAAAAATTTAATAGGTAATTAATCATTTTTTGTATATTCTTTAATTAAACTAAGTATCTTCGGATTCTTTCTAAACAAAAGATAATCGAATGTCTTATTATCAATAAAAAGTATTGAACATATATTTTGTTTTATCAACGGTTCAACTTCAATAATTTTATCATTCGAAGATGATTTGTTTTTTGTAGTCTTTGAAGCTTTTGATTGGTCTTTAAAATATATGTATTGTGGCATTTTAGCTTTGGAAAATCCATTTATAAATTTTCTCTGTAAAGCTTTAATGATTGCAGGTGATTGAATCATTTTAACATGGTCTGAATAACAATTCATCAAAGTCAATGCAATTGCTGGATTACCTTTAATCATATTATTCATCAACATATAACTATTTATTCGAATTTCGTAATCTGTATATTTGTCAAATTCTGAAATCGATGTATAAAAGTTTTGTTGAAATTTATTGAATACTTGGTAATTGTTGTTGCTCATTTTCTTCGTTATCAAATTGCCATTTCATCAAATCTAAAAATTCACCCACAGTCATTTCGTTTTCATCATGTGGTTCGGATTCTAATTCATCAAGAATTTTCTTAAACTCTTCGTCAGATATTTCTTCCAAACTCTTTTTTAATGCTTCTAAATGTGTCATATTATTAAATCATAATTTTCAAGTACATAACAACCTGATTCTTGGTTGTATAGTAAAAATCCTGAAGGTATCCAATTATTGTTGATTAAAACATAACCATCATTAATTGAATAACCCATAATCAAAAATGTATAATTTCTTTTTTCTGCTTGAAAATAATAGTGAACTATTTTACCAATATATTTTTTAAACTCTCCCATTTTCGTAACAAATTTCGTCTAACATATCAAGGAAATTATCTGATTTCAATGTATTAAAGAAACTTTCCATATCAATTATTATATCATCAGGTTTATTTGTTTGATAAATAAGTGTTGGAATCACATTTCCATACTTCTTTTCAAATGTATCAAAATCATTGTTAAAACCTATTCGAACATAATTCTTAAATATCGATGTTTCTTTCATTACCATTAAGAATGTTTCATATTTATCACAATATACGATTTTGGTATCATTCAATAAATTCTTGTATTCATCAGTGAACTTATTTGATTTAAAAGCTTTTTCTATCTGTTCAAGTAATGTCATCTGATTATAATTTGATAAATCAAATATCAAAAGAAAATTATCTTTACCAGATTTATTATAATCTGAAAAATTACTTTCTTGATTTGATTGTTTTAAACCTTCAAAATCAAATACTTTACATAAATTATCGTAACTTGTAACATATTCAATGTTAACTTGATTATCGGTGATGAATTTGATATTATCCATCACATCGAATTTGAAATGTTCTTCTATCATAATTCAATTGAATTTAGGAAATTTTCTTTTACTTTATTGGTTGATACAGATATTTTAGTTACTAAATCAGAATTTATTTGTTTGATTCTATCTTCTAACGATACATTATTATAATATTCCGTTGACTCAATCTGATTATAAGTGGTTTCAAATGAACGAATCATATCTGGTTTGTATGTTTCGTAAATATTCATATTCAACCAATTTAATTTACGATTGTATAAATATTGTTCGTACATTGAATCAATATACTTCTGATTAGATTTTAGAATATCATATTGTTTACATTCAGAAGCTAATTCAGCAATTAAACGTTTTGGTAAATCAGCACTATTTAGAATATTAAATATTTCGAAATTTGCTGTTATGCCTAATTTTTCAAAAACGTTATTTATATGCTTTTCAGTTAACGAATAGTTTCTTGTTCCTGTTGACGATTTCCATCTGAATAAAGGTAATATGTTATCTTTTGCATCACCACTTAATATTTTTGATATAACAATATACATAGGGTTATCAATAACAGATAATGCTCGTAATACACCATTTAAGTTAAGTAATGATTTCAAATATTCCTGTCTTTCATCAACTTTACCAAGTAATCTATCATCTAATGAATGGTTTTTCGCTAATACATTACTTAATCCTCGAGATATGCAGAATTCACCGTTAGGATTTTGTTTTGAATGTGTTATATTTCGGAATAATACAGTATTATCATTCAATAATTGTTTTAAATCACCATCTGTACAGAAAATGATATTAAACTGATTACTTTCAGAATAATTCTTTGATACAAAATATAACAAATCATCACCTTCAAATTCATTAATTTTATATGTTTTTATGAATTGACATATATCATTACTGAAACGATTCAATACAACTTTGAAATTATGCCAATCGATAGGTGATTCTTCTTTTGTTTTTGAACGGTTTGCTTTGTAAATTAATGATGATTTATCTGTATCATCAATTTCATTTTGTAGGTAATATGGGATTATTGGTTCAATTGATTTTCTCCAACTAAACGAATCAAAAACAAATATCATGTCATCAACATAATTTTTGAATACACTATGTAATTTGATGAAATCTGTTAATAATTGATTGTAAAATAAATCTTGGTCTCTTTCGGTTTCGAGAGTTATTTCAGGATTGTTTTTCACTAATGTAAAGATGGACCGATTACCAAAATAATCACCATCTATCAAAAGATTCTTTTTCATATTTCTAAAGTATTATATTGATTATATTTTGTAAATCATCAGTTAACAGATTTTTATTTTCCAATACATGAAAGTTATTGTAATGGTCTGAAATAGTTTTGAATTGATTTACTTCTTTTTTGTTGATTACATTATAATTATCATTGAAAATCATATACACATCAAATTTATCAGTTATCAATTTTTGATTAATATAATATTTGAAGTAATCGAATTTGATACAATTTTCATCGGTATAATGATAACCACCATTATTTATCTTTTCTAAATGTTCTTCAGATAATCTGGATAAAAATATAACAGCTGGTTTATCGAAATTATGTTGTTTCCGAAACAAATCATACTGGTCTGTATTCAAATATAAAAATAAAGACATTATATTATTCTGAGTACGAATATCATTTACAACGATAGGTGTATCTTTTCGGAAATTATACATATCCATAGCATATCTGTTAACTAATGCTTTCAAACGATTAGTTGTTGTTTCGTCGTTACCCAAATAATCACCTATTGTATGATGTAATTGTCGTAATTCAGAATCCATTCGTTTACCATTTTCTATCTGTTCAAACGATAAATCTTTTTTCTCCATTATAATCTGTTTGATAGTTCCAGATAAACGGAATATACCATAACCTTTGTTTTGAAGATAGTTTGAAATCAAATCTTTTCCAGACCCAATTTTACCATAAATGAACACATCTCTTTTTAAATTTCCCATGGTTTTTTCTCAATTATTTTTTGATTATCAATTTTTAAATCATTTAATACTTTGTTTATTTTTAATTCTCTGAAACCTAAAGCTAAACGATATGTATCATTCGTAGGGTCTTTGTATTCATCATCAATATATAATACACCTTTCATATTATTAAGTATAACATCTGCTTCATTGAAAGCGTTTTTAACTGATTTCTTTCGAATAAACAATGTTTCCTCAGGTAATATAATAATACATCTATCACTAAATGATGATTTAACAATATTTTTAAGATAAGCTAATATATTTGGATGAAATACAATATATTTATGATTACTGTTACTTATGTTTTGATGCAACAAATTTTCATCAGATAACTTATTTTCCAAAATACATATATCATAACGAATATTATTTTGATTCATGAAATCTATATGTCTTTTGGTTATTTCATTCACATATTTATCAGATTGTTTCAAAGAAGGAATAATAAATAAAATTTTTAATGATTCATCTATAATGTCTTTCGAATCTAATTTTAAATTTTCATAATAAGATTTTAATCGTTCAACCTTATTTTGAAATTCCTCACTAATTATCATCTGAATAATGTTTTTAATTCAGCAATACAAGCAAACAAACAACCAAATTTTGATACAGAACTATTCAAAATACTACTGTATTTATTTACAACTACGGCAGATTTTAATGTAATATCATATTTTTGTAAATTGTTTAACCAATTGAAGAATGGTTCCGATAATGATTCAAAAACAGCTCTTTCACGTCCCTTATATCTTGTTACGAATTCATAAATCTTTTGTGGATTGTGTTCATTCAATAACAATTCGTACAATTCAACATCAGCAGTACCATTTTCAATCGATATAACAATATTTTGTCTTGTAACTGATTTATTTGCATCGATTAATGATTGTAATATAACTAATGATTGACGAAAATCAGGAAAGTTTCGAACAAATAATTCCTGTAATCCTTCCTTATCATATTCAATCTTTTCAGTTTCGAGAAGATTCTTGAAAAATATGAGATAATTCTTCTTTTGTTCGATAAGTTCAGATTCTGAAAAATTATATTCTAATTTTGTGAAACGAGATTGAATTGGTTCGATAATCTTTTCAATCTCATTAGTTATAAATATAAAGTTAACATTTTTGGAACTATCTAATATAACTTTGAAAGCATCCTGAATCTTGTTTGATATGTTTTCACACTCATCGATAATCAATGTTTTCTGTTTTCCAGTTATTGAATGTTGAGAACAAAACGGATATATCTTTGTTCTCATCGTATCAATATTGAAATCATTACTTCCGGAAAGATATAACACTTCAAATTTTGATTTATCTGCATTCATCAATCTTGCAGTGGTTGTTTTACCTGTTCCTTGAGTACCAAACAAAAGTAATCTATAACCTTTACGATTTATTGAATTATTAATTACTGATTCAATTCGATTCGGTAATTTCAATTCATTAAAAGTTTTAGGTACATACTTTTCAATTAAAGTCTCTTCCATGATTATTATTTTATATTATTGTTATTTTCGGTTTGTTTTGCAATCAATTTAAGTTTGTTTTCGAATTGATTAACAAACTTATCTTGATTTTTCTTGAATGATTCAATAATAGCTGATTCAACTTTTTCTTCTATCTCTCGATTAACAGTTGCCATATCAACATCTAATTTACCGAAATCTCTTTCCAATACTTCATCCAATCTTTTACTCATCACTTCTAATTGTTCTGTAGTAATTGTAGATGCTTCCAATTTATTTTCCATTTCATCTAATCTATTCTGTAAATCTGTATTATAGTTTTCGTTAACATCATTATTTATAGGTTGAGTAAATTCTTTCAACCACTCTTTAGCTTTGATATGAGACGAATACATCTTTATCGTAACAGGTATTAATATACCGATGATACATGCAAATATGTAATCGAAATAATTTGGTTCTAAATTATCTTTCCAAACATCTAATAATAAATGTCGGGTATAATAATATATGTTTATGATAATTTCGATAATCGTAAAAACAATGATTGATTGTTCTACTTTTCGGAATTCATCTTTTTCATCTTTATCTGCAATCGCTACAAAATATAACAATGATGACGAAATAAACACAGAAAGAATAATTGCTTGAATCATTCTCCAATTACCTGATAATGAACTAATCGAATCAATCAAGAAATAAGTGTGTCCAACTTGTGCTGTTGTACCTAAAACACAATAGATGAATGCAAATTCTCTTGATATAATTATCGAAACAATGAATTTAATTGTTTTCTTGAACCTTTCGATTCCATTTAATTTTCTTTTTTCTGTATGTACTTGTTCCATAAAGTTATTAATTTTTTACTTAACGATGATTTATGTTCTTCCTTAAATTTATTGAAGTTATCTTTAACAAATTTGGTTAACTCATAGTAATCTTGTTTTACTTCTGTTAATTCTTGTGCTGTTTCCGAACAAATATCTTTTATTTCATCATTAAATTGTTTTAAATCTGAAATAAATGATTCTTGTAACTTAATCATCTTATCTTTGTAATAATTTTCGTCTTTCTCGAATGTTAATTTATCATTCAAATTTATATTGTAGAAACATAAACAAATGATGATAAAAATAAGTATTCCAATTATAGCTAATTCTATCATAAAAATTTAAGTTTAAATTTAAGTATTAATAGGTTTATATTCTATTTCAAGTTTGGAAAAATCTAATCCTCTGTCTTCTGATGCTTTCAAATAATAAACCATCTGAGCAATAGTATATGGTTCTTTCTCCATTAAATAATTATATGCGTCAGATATGATATTGTATATATCGATATTTTTGACTTCATCAGTATTTAAAGATTTATCATTAAACAAATTGTAGAATTCATTGTTATGTTTGGTTAATTCTTCCAATACTTTATTGAGATGAAATTTCAAATTATGTTTGTAATCTTTGGTTTCAGCTAAATTATCGATTAAGTCTATTAAAAAATCAGAGATGAAACCAATTTTCATGAATAACTTTAAATTATCACCTTTATTCTTTGACTGTTCCATAACTAAAATTTGTTTCAAATGAATCAAAAAATATCAAATTCTTATATTTCAATCCCAATAAATTTTTTGATTTTTCGATTAATAATTCGCTGTATAATTTGTTGATTAATTTAATTTCAAATAAAATTGAATCAATTCTTTGTTTCAATTCAGATGAAATCATAATATCTTTAATGTTATCTGAATTTACAACAATACCTCCAGCAAAAGTTATACCGAAGTTCTTTCGATTAACAGGTATGTAATCATAACCATGTGTATTATTCGCTTCATTCAAATAACCAATGTTACAATTCTTAACATCTTTGTTTGCGTTCTTAAAGCTTGCGAATACTTTAAGCAATTTTCGAAGTTTCTTATTATCTTTCATTATTTAAATTATTTTAAAGTTTGTTTCGAGTGATTTATTAAATTTAATGGTATATGTATCTTCAGTCAATTTTTCTCTGAAAACATATTGTTTCAATTCTTTGTAATAAGCTTTCATGATTAACTTAATCTGAAATATTATATTTCGAATCAAATCTCTTCTTTCATCATCATCAAATTCATACATAAATTCACAATCATATTCGTAAAGATGTTCAAAATCTAAAAGTATAACTTCACCTTCAAATATAACAATTTTAAACAGATTACATTTGACTAAAAATTTATTTGAGTTTTTAAATTCTTCAAACAACTTTTGAAGTATATCAAAGTATTCATTATTCATATTATTAATTTTTAGAAAGAAACAATGTGTTTGAAAATAAACACATTGTTCCAAATATAAACGAAATATTATTTTTCTTAAAAGAAAAACTAAAACATATTCTTCAATGTTTGGAAATAGTATGTCTCATTATTTAAGGCATCTATTTCCTCAATCAAATCAAATTTTTCTTTTACATACGAATTAGTGTTGATATAATTCACTAATTCATTGTAGTCTTCCCTATCACTAAATTTGATTTTACATTGTTCGATTAAACCAATTATTTGTTGTAGATGTTTAAACGTTTCAATACCGTTTTCAAGTAATTGTTGATACAAATACGCTTTCTTTTCAGAACCGTCAATAATCAGTTTTCGAATAACTTTATTTATCTTATCAACAACGAAACTTCTTATATTATCAGGAATATCTTCCATATATAATTCCATTTCTTTTTTGTATCTTTCTGAAAGACCTTTGAACTTAACAGAAATCATTGTTTGTAAATCTGTTAAATCAAGATTATCCCATTCAAATTTTAATCCATTAAGTTTACATTGTTTTAAATACATAACTAAATCTTCCGATATTGAATTGTTTTCAAATGTATCAAGAATAGCAAATAATTGCTCATTTGATGAGATACTATCAATATCGTAATTTAGTTTCTTTTCATCATTTATGGTTTTGATAATTGCTAAAAGAGGTTTGGTTCTGAATATATTTTCTTCATCTTCATTTACCGCAGCTTTTTTCAATCCTTCTTCATTTACTTCTTCATTTAATCCAGAATTGATAATTACATTATACAATATATTATGGAAATCTTTACCTTTGAAATAATCTATAAATTCTTGCATTGAAAGAATCAAATCAAAAAACATTGCAGAATATTTTTGTTTGTTATAATATTCTGTTGCTTTCTTAACAGCTTTGTTGTATATATCTAATAATTGAAGTTGTTTCAGATTATCAAATGTTGCTGAATTAACATCTACTGAATCATTGTAAATAAAATTATTCAACATTAATAAATGACGGTATGTTAAAGCACTTAATTTTACTGAAGCAACATCATTCAAATCTTTAACAAATCCAAGTGGAACAGTCAAAGTATTACATGTAATCTTAACTAATGGTGATAAAATGAAAGCATCTTGTGTTGGTAATTCTTTATTAATCAAATCTTTATTGATTTGGTTTACTTTATTCCAATAATCAACACTGTAAATATCTGTATTGCGATATTTTTCCAGAATTTTTGTAACAGTTTCAATTTTTACATTGATTCTTTCCAATCTTTCTTCAAGAGAATTAACTAATTTTTGATTGAATGATATTGGATGGAATTTTTCATTTTTTGGAAAATCCCATATTCCAATACCAATGTAATAGCATAATCCACCTAATAATTCATATTCTGTTTCTTTTTCGAGTTTTGAATTATCATCAGTTAAAAGATGAATATTATTTTTAAGATTATTTTCGATAATCTCAACAAACAACTCTTGTTCGGTTTTGTTTACTTCCATTATTTTATTTATATTAAGTTTAATATTCCATATTTTATTATACCGTATATTGTAGCGAATATAAGCGTTGATATAATAAACGTAAATAGTCTGTTAGCTAATATTTTTATTCGGTAATATACAATTGATACGGTATATATTTTTATATATGAATTGTATGGTTTCACATTTGTTGCGATACTGATATATCTTTCAATATTAGATATAATATTTTTTCTTATCAAATCTGATATTGCTGCTGAAAATTGTTGTTTCAATTCATATTCAATAACTTCTTCTTGTTTACCGAATAAAGGATTTTTCTTAGTAACTAAATCTTTCTTAACAAATCTGAACCTATCTATCGAAAATTCGTTTTCATCCAAGAAACCAACTAATTCATCATCAGAACAAATATCTTTAACAATACGTTTCCATAATACTTGATACACTAACAATTCTATCAAAATAACAACTGGATAGAATATAAATAATGTGGAGTTTTTCATATACCGATAAAACTTATTATCAGATTTTTTATCGGTCCATTCTAAAAATTGTAGTAAGTTATCTATCATTTTATTTTTAATTTAATGTTTTATCTGGGTCTAATTCGGTTACATAAGTAAATTCATCTTTGGGGTCATCAGGTAATTTTGAATGAATATCAAATTTTGGTCTCATTCTACCTTTTTCTAATCTTCCAGAATCATTATTGTTGTTATCTTTATTATTTCCTTTGTTACCATTATTACCGTTATTGTTGTTACCGTTATTGTTTTGATTATTACCTTGATTAATATTGTTATTGTTTTTATCTCGAACATTACCTTCATTTCCAGTATGTGATAATGTTTCACCAACTTTTTCTAATGTATTATATCTCGGTATCATCAAAGCTAACTTTAAATCCATCAAAGCTTTGACAACAACATTTTTCGTACCTCCCATATCCATTGAATTACGTTCAACAGATATTGTAGTCATATTGTAATCTAATGGATAATCATTCGCTAACCAATTATATGTAGTTATATTTTCGATTGTCAAAAATGTTAAAGCTAATTCTTGGAACTCTAATGCTTGAACGTATGATGAACATACAAAATTTAATGTAACCGGAATTGATATTGCTTTTCTTCTGAATGAACCTGTCCAGATTTCATTTGAATTATCTTTCGGTAATATATAATTAATGGGTATGATTCTGTTAGTATCTTGGTCTTGTTCAATCATCAAATCTTCAATATTAACAACAACTCTCGGTACTTTCAGATATTGTTCTTTCTGTTCAGATGCTTCTTTATTCAGATTGACATAAGTTTCATCACCATTTTCTAACATCATAACAGGTATTGTTCCGTATTTAGATGTAAACTCTTCAAATGAATTTATCTTAATACGGAGATTACCTATAAAAGCAACCAGAGCAGTTTCGATTTGATTAAATTTATATTTCATAAATCAAATAATGTGAATTGTTTTTTGATATTATATTTTGATTGTAGTCTGGAATATTCTTTATTTCCAATTAATCGAATTAAATCTTTTTTAAGTAGATTTTGTAATTTTTCATGAAACATACAATATATGACATTATATCCAAAATCGAAATAATCACAATAACAACTAAATATTACAGATATGTCCCTTATTCCTTTATTTGATGAATACTTTAAAAATAATATAAACAATTCATTAATCATCGTTTCATGATTCGGTAATTTCATTATTTCATCAGTAAGTAATGTTTTTAAACTACTGTTGTACTTTGAAATAATCAATTCCAAATATTCTATAAGTATTTCATTAACTGATAAATTTTCAAAATCGAAATTTACATCATTAACTGCAATACTGTTGTATATATCATTTAACGAAGTTGTCAAAAAAGAATTAATATGCTCTGAATTATGTTGTATTGTTTCCATTATTTTTTATATTGTTACTTCTATATCTTTGAAATTTATTTTTTCCTTGATATAAATCTTTTTTCGTTCGTTTCCATGTCCTTTTAATGTACTCATTGGTAAATTATCTACAAAATCAAAAACTGTAACTTTATCTTTATCACCATTTTTCCTCGTACCTCTCCCTATTCCTTGGAGAACTCTGAACTGAGACTTGCCTGAATTCGGAAAAAATATGTAATGTAAATTTTTTATATTTACTCCGGTTGATAAAGTTTCGTAAGTACCAATTAATACCATATTATCTTTTTGTTCCATTTTCGAAAGTATTTCATTTCTTTCATCAATTTTTACACCACCATAAATCAATTCAACACATTTTTCTTCACATTCTTGTGATATAAATTCTTTCAGAAACAAAGCAAAATCAACAGATTCAACAAGTATTAAACAGTTATTATTGAGTTTTTTAATAATATCTGCAATTAATTGATTACGTTTTTGATAACGTTCGAAGAATGCTTTTTCAGCTCGATATTTATCTATACCTCGAATATCATTATTCCATAAATTTTTACAGAAATCATTATCTTCAGGATTTGAATAATTTATAATTAATCTTTTGACAAATATATCAACAATGTTTTTATCCTGAATCGCTTCTTGAATGGTTTTAGTATACACCAAAGGACCCATCATCGCCACACAATTTAGATAGTCAATTGATTTGTATTCGGGCCACGTCGCTGTCATACCTAAGATGAACCTTAAATTTTTCGATTTACCATAAATATCATTTCTTATTGAATAAGCTTTTGCTGAATGTGCTTCGTCAAGTAAAATACATTCGAAATCATCAAACCATTCATTATCATAATTTCTTAATGATTGATAAGTACCAATAATTACATTACTATTTTCTTGTTGAATGCCTTTTGAATATATTGTTGAAATAATTAATGGTTTGTTACCTGATTCTTCATTATTTTGTAATTTCTCCCAGTTTTCAAATTCTTGTGCTGTTTGTCTAACCAATGATGTTCGATTTATAACTACCAAACATTTTTTAACGTTTAATTTATCAATCAAATATTTAAGATACAAATACGAAATAAGTGTTTTACCACCACCAGTTGCAATCTGAATTCTTGCTGTCTGATAAACTATAGCTCTATAAACAGATTCTAATTGATATTTGTAAGCATCATTAAATAAATCGATATAATCAGGTAAATTAATAGTTTCAAGATAATCGATAATATCTTGTTTTGATATTTTTTTATTGATTATAATATCTTCGAAACCTTCACAAACAATTTTATTATCGGGTAAATATCCTTTTAAACCTTCTTTTAAATCCCACCAGAATTGAGCTGGAACATAAGTTTCTTGTAATAAATAAGATTCTGTAATATTTTTGTTAAATGATTTGATAAATGGTAAATATTCTGTTCGAGATACAATTGTTCTTATTCTTTCCAATATTTTTAAATCATTTTTATCTTCCAGAATAAGCTTTATAAATTTTTTATTGTTTTTCCCCTGAATTGCTACGAATTTCATTTGATTGATATTTTTAACTTTTAAAAAACCGGAGATAAATTAACTAATTAACTTATTCCGGTTTTATCAAATCCTATTTATATAATTAAGTACACAAGAACAATTTTTAACCTATAATATCATCAATCAAATCATCATCAGATTTAGATTGAGTGTTATTTTGTTTTTCTTCTGTTGCTAAATCATCTAATTCTGAAGGAACAGAATCTTTAAGAATATCTGATTTAGATTTTCCATTGATTACTGTTGCAGAATCCTTAGATGTTCCAGAAGTATCAACTGTCCCATAAGCTTCAATTTCAGCAATTGACTTTGCATTTTTGATTACAGGAACAATCTCATCAACCTTAGCAAATACATCTTCAAGATATTTTTTGGTTTCTTCTGTGTTTCTTTCATCTTCTGTAGTCTTGTATTCAAAATAATTATAAACACTTAACTCATCTGATTTAAGAACTTCTAAAAGAGCTTTGAATAAATCTTGATATTCAGGTTTAACTCCTGTTGGATTACCTTTTTCATCTCGATTAACCATTTCATTAGTTAATTCTTGATAAGTGATTTCACCTTTTTCATTTTGAACAGGAACCAAAACACCTCTGTAAGTCTTCATCCAATCAGATTTACCATAGGAACGTCCTTTTTTACCATCAAATTCAGATTCTTCACATTTTAAACGTAATACTGGTGAATTGAAAACATCAAAAACATTTTCTGGTTTTTGGCCATCTTTAATCAAATCTTCATCAGGACTCAAACGTTTCTTAATAAGATTTGCAATTTCTGGATTAGGACCAAAAGTACTAAAAATGTACAATCTGAATTGATTAATTAATTCTGGACGAGGACCATCTAAAAGCTGAACGATAACACAAGCTTGATTTGCTCGAGTTAAATATTTATCAATTTTTTGTTCTGCTAAAGGACTTCCGCTTTTCTTTTCAGCATGTAAATCAAAGAACAACTCAAGAACTTTACAAGTTTTTGCTGAACCTGAACTTACATAATGAAATGATTTTCCTCTTCGTTTAGGGTCTGGTAAAGTTTTATAAACTTGTCTGTGAGTAATTGGTTGACCAAAAATATTGGTAACAAATTTTACAGTCCAAGATTCTCCAACTTGTGGTTCGAAGAAAATCTTATCCCATGAAAGACCAGATGCTTGAGGAAGGTCTTCTGCAAGTACTGCAACATTTTCTACATCAAAAGATGCTTGTTGAAAGAACGCTTGTTCTAACGACGTTGACGAATTTTGAATTTTTTCTGACATTTTCTTAAAAATTTTGATTGAACGATTTATTTAAATATTTCGGAAAAATTTACTGAAATAAGTTGAATGATTTTTCTGAATTTTGTAGATATTGTGGGATTTGAACCAAACACATTTCTCAACCGCGAATTGAGTGTAATAACCATTATACGAAATATCCTAAATTGAATATTGTTTTTTTAATTCTCTGGGGTGTGCACTATATATTAAATCAATTCACTAAACTCTTATTTTCAGTATCTAAGAGAAACAATATCCAATTTACCAAAGAACTTTGTAGCTAAGACTGGACTCGAACCAGCACGAACATTTCTGTTCAAAGGATTTTAAGTCCTTCATGTCTACCAATTTCATCACTTAGCCAACCCATTAATAATACAAAATTTATGAGTTCAAAAGTAAAAATGCAAAAAGCGGATATTGATGGATTCGAACCAACGACCCTCTGATTAACAGTCAGATGCTCTAACCTGCTGAGCTAAATATCCAAATTTTAATTTTGTGGTTGTTTTATAAGTTGTAGCGGAATCTGGAGTCGAACCAGAAGTTAGGGATTATGAGACCCTTGTGTTACCCTTACACTATTCCGCAATATATTTTAAATGTTGTTATCAATTAATTTTGAACTACCACTTAACTTTTCGCAATTTGTTGATTGAGCAGGATTCGAACCTACAATGACTGAACCAAAATCAGTAGTGTTACCTTTACACCATCAATCATAATAATAGATATATTCGTATAATATATTCAGACATAAGCTGTTTTATATGTTTAAATCACTTTCGATTTTAATCTTTTCAACAAATACAGACCATTCTTTTTTATCAAAATCTATATCTATTCTATCAGGAAATATTGTTTTATAAATGTATATATCGGAAATATTATCAATTATAAGTGAATTATCTAATTTTGTACAAATCAAAAATGTATTCAGATTACTTTCGATTTGTTTAATTTCCTTAAAATCTTTAAATATTTTTAAATCATCGATATTATCTAAATTTAAATCACCATAAATAATAAATTGATTTGAATTATTTGTATTTATAGCGAATAATTTGGTTGTATCGAAAAATTCATTGTTATATTCTTTTTCAATTATCTCAAGTATACTTAAATTATCAAATATTTTTTCCATATTCTTAATTTTTAAGTATATATGATTTGTACGGTCAATAAAAAATCCGATATAATTTATATCGGATTAAAAAAGAATGCAATGGCTTAAAGATAATATAAAATTATCTTCCCTCTAAGTTTTAATAAAAATATTTTTGATTTATGCTATCGATAAAATTATCTATTTCAGAAGGTTGTTGATTATTTTTTTCTTCGATAATCAATTTTGGTTCCAAATTACTTAATATGGATTCTTTTAATTTTCGTATAAAAAAATAATTTTTTAATATTTCAGTACTTAAATATTCACCAAATCTGTTTATATCAATATCTAAAAGTTCACAGCTATTGATTAACATATCTGAATCAAAGTCTAATTGAATATTTAAATTTAAACGATTTAATTTTGGTTTTATGTTTGTTGGTTTAAAATTGGTAATTTTTTCTTCCGTTAATTTTGCCTTACGAATAATACTATCAAATAAGATTTCTTCTTCAGATTTACTAGGATATTCTGTAATATCTGTTATCTGAGCAGGTCCTGAATCTAATGGTTTTTCAGGTCTTAATTGAAAATCATTATCATCAACTATTCTTAAATCATCATTAAATTTTTCTGAATTTTTAATTGATAATCCAATTTTCAGAGGTTTTAAGTTTTTCGAATCAGTATATTTAAATCCTGTATCGAGATAAGTATAATTATTAGACAATTCGAATTCAGATATAGGTTGGTTTAAATCTGTTAACCAACAACCTCTTTCTTCATCATATTCCCTAATATTGATTATTTCCTTAACTTCACTATTGATTGTCGAATTCTTAATGTAGTTACCGGTTTTTATTATATTTAACATTATTTTAAAGTATTTAATAATTTTTGAAAACGTTCTTTTGAACATATTTCTTTGATTTTATTTAATTCTTGATTACTTTCGTCTTTGAATATATCATTAAATCTGTATAAATAATTTTTTATTATGAAAACAACAGCTTTAACTTTATCTGATGATATATTTTCAAATAATTGTTTAGAATCTGTTATAACCAATTCTTTATTGAAAATATTTGTTTTCAATTCATTGTAAAAATTATTTACTTTCATTATATTTTTGATATTATAATTACTTACGAAAAAATTATTTTTATCATAAAAACAATAATTTAAAAATATAATCAATGAATTCAATGATTCAGGAAATTCTTTATCATTCAAAATATAGAATTTTTCCATTATTTTCTTAGTATAATCTACAAATATTTTATTATTTTCTTTTTCAAACATCTTTAGTTTATTTGTTTATCCAAATTATTATTAATTATTTTTAATTGCTGTTCTTTTATGTATCTCATATAATGTACTTGAATTAATTGTTCTGCATCAGTAAGATATTGTTTTCTACCTTCATATTTATGTTCATCACAAAAAATATTGATAGGATTTACTTGATTAAACGAAACATAAATTGGTTTCCCACATTGAAGACAATTACAATTAAATAAAGTACGATATTTTAACTTCTTTGATATATTTATTTTCTTGTCAACTTGTGAAAAAATTAAATTGTATGTTTCTTGTTTGTTTAGATTAATCATAAATGTTCCAGATTTTAATTTGTTCGTCTGTTTCTAAATTAAACTTATAAGCAATATCATGTAATTTTACGATATATTCTTTAGTTTCTTGATTAACAAAAGTCTCATGAAATACAATATCAAAAATTCTATAATAGTGATGAAATTTATCTCGTTTTATAAGAGTATTAACCAATGAATACAATATATCTTCTGCAATTTCTTTTTCAAATATTATAAGGTCATCTCTAAACTTCAATAAACCTTTATAATTAAAATCTAATGGAGTTAAAGCTTTTTTATCAATAAAACCATGTGGATATTTTTGTTCAAAATCAGGTAAATGGATGCCGAATAATTTAAATATTGATTCAGATGATAATTGAATAAAATATGGTATTCAAATAATTTTATAACCCATATAAGTATATTGATGATATTTTAGTTCATCTCTTGATTGAGTTTCAAATGAATTATAGTGTCTATAACCATCAAATTCGACAATAAGTTTTTCTTCTTCAATTCTAAAATCTGGTCTTGATTTACAATTAGAATTTGGAACAGTTTTATTCCTGATAATTTCTTTGTTTGGATATATTTGTTTCAAAAATTCTTCCAAACTGTCTTCGGTTAAATAATCTTTAGTATTATCCATAAGTATTTATAGTATTTAAAGAAACTTGGAATTGAATTAATTCCAAGTTTCATGTTGTTTAATTATTAAAGATAATTTTGTAATGGTTTACCGTCCCATGCGACACTTCCTTGACCTTTCCAAATAGCTATTATAGTGTATAAATTATCATATTCAGGGTCATTAGTAACTGAAAATAACCATCCAAGAAAACTAAGACAGGCTTCAGTTTCATCTGAAAAATATTTTAAAACACTATTATTTGTTAAATATGTATTTTTCAAAAAGTTATAAAAATCTCTATAAAAATAGATAGATTTTTCACCGTCCATTATTAAATTATCGCAATAAACATTCCAAGCTGTGTTGAAATTAGCATTTGCTCTTTCCATTGCATCATAAAAATCTTCTTCGTAATCTTCCTCTGTAGGTGTAGAATTCCAGAAATTTCTTATATACAAACTCCAATCAATATTATTTAAATCAATTGATTGACTTTCAAATAATCTGTTGTATCTCATTTTTTTTAATCTTCCCAATCTTCGATAAATTCACCATTTCCTAAATGATGACAATCACCATTTAAAAATTCTGAAATAGGGTTTCCTTCATAGCTATAAATATCTGTATAAACATCAGATACTTTTATCGCTAACATTCTCCATTTTTCAGGATTTACTGAAGCTATTTGATTTTTGACAGATGTAGATTTTTTATAATTATTCATAATAGTTGAACTAAAATTTGGATTTGATTCACCACCATTATAAAATTCGTTGTAATAACAAAAAAGAGGTGCAAAATCTTCAGTTGCAAAAATTAATTGATAATCATTTTCTTCACCTAATCCGGAAAATCCATACTTTTTAGAAAGTGTTTTATTTCCCTTATAAATTTTTTCAGCAATATCTTGAAGTTTTCCGTTTAAAACAAAATAATCCGAAATAGCTAAAGGAACCACTTCATTATTTTGATATAACCAATCTACAAAAGCTTTTATAAAATTATTCATTTTTTTTTTTTTTTAATTATCTATATAACCTATTTCCCAATCCCAACGA